ACAAACGCCGGTGTGATCTCGACAATTTGGTGAAGACGGTGGGGGATGCGTTGAACGGTGCGGCGTGGGAGGACGACTCGCAGATCATCGCCTTGTTCGCCGCCAAGCTTGTGGATCGTGAGCGGCCAAGGACGGAGTTGCGGGTGTGGGCGGTGGCGGAGTGAACGGGAGCAGCGGTGTCGTCAACGACTACAACACCCTCCCCACGGTGTATGAGGCGCAGTTGATGTCGACGTGGACCGAATGCCCTGTCCATCACGAGAAGGTTGGGTTGTCAACCGCCGGGGTTGTGGTCGGGAAGTGTTCGGGGTGTATGGGTGAGGCTGCCCGCGGGATCAGGTTCATCGAAAGCCGGGACGAAGTATGACGCTGTATCGGCAACGGCTGGACCCGGGCGTGACCTGGCTTTGGAGCCCTGTCTACAAGGGACTCGAGATCCGCGTCACGCATCACCGTGCGTTCTGGATCGGGTGGACATCCCGCGATTTCAAAAGGCGCGGCTGGTGACGTGGGTAAAGCTAGATGACGGTTTCGGTGACCACCCGAAGATCGAGCGCCTTTCAAGCGACGCGTTCCGGGCGTTCGTTCTGGGGCTCTGCTATTGCAGCCGACAACTCACTGACGGGCATATCCCGCAGAGATCGATCGGCCGGATCGCTGGGCGCAAGGTGACCTCAGAGCTCCTAACCGCTGGTCTGTGGGAGCCTAACGGCGACGGAATCTGCGTCCGTTCCTACCTGGAATACCAGCCGTCAGCGGAAGGAATCCGCGCCAAACGTGCGGCGGAAGTGGAGCGGAAACGACGCGGAAGTGGAGCGGAAACGTGACGGATTCCAAGTACCCCGTACCCGTACCCCAACCCGAACCCGGGGTTAAAGGTTCAAGCGTTAGCTCTCCAAGGCCTGTTACCGCCGGTCCCGGTGTACGGCCTAGGTATGTCAAAGAGGATTTCGAGAGCATGGTGGCGAAGATCCGCTACGACCTGACCGCGGCCCAGGCGAAGCTGACTGACCTGAAACGGATGGTCGACTCGCTTGAGCTTCCCACGTCTGTGCAGCCGTTTAGTGAGGCGCGGGGGATGCGGCTGGTCCGGAACACCGCCCACAAATACACCGACTCGAGCCTGGCTGACGAGCTCGCACTGATGGGAGCCGATGCGGGGTTCATTGACCGGGCGTTGCTGGTGGCCGCTGAGGTTCGCCGCACCACTGAGGAGCCGGCTTGAGCTCCCAGGCGGTTGAGCGGGTTACGGCTCTAGGGCCGATACTTCGCCTGGCGGATGCTCAGGTGAAGGACAAGACCTACCAGCGGACCCCGATCGGGCAGGACGTGAAGCGGTTTCTCCGTGCGTTCCGGTGGGCCGGCAACGAGTCAACCTCCGCCGACAGCTATGAGAGCGTGTTGGCACGGTTCGCGGTCGACCACGACGATTTCGCCACGCTCGAGGAGTTCGCATCACCGCTGGGAGCGGAGTACGCGCTCGCGTTCCTAGACCGCCACTGGTCAGACTCCTCACGGGCGACCCAGGCGCATCACCTGGCGGTCCTCAAGAGCTTTTTGGCATGGGCGGTGGGGGAAGGGCGAATGGCTTACAGCCCCATCGCCACCGTGAAAGCGCCGCGGCGCCGCAAAGCCGAAAGGTCCGCGTATCCGCGTGAGGTGATCGACCAGCTTGTGGGGGCGCAGGACAACCTCCGCGACCAGTGCGCCCTCCAACTCCTGGCCCGGATGGGGCTGAGGAAGAACGAGCTCCGGTTGGTGAAGGTGGGGGACATCGACCTTGTTCGGAACCTGATCGTTGTCCACGGCAAAGGCGGCCACGTCCAGGTCATGCCCTTGGCGTTCAAAGGCCTATGCGAAGACCTCTACCTGCACATTAACGGTGAGAGCCGACGGCCGCTCGAGTTTCTGCTTTATCCGAAGAAGGATCGTTTGCGGCCGATGGACCATTCGACGGTTCACCGCTGGTTCAAACGATGCTTGGAGAACGCCGAGCTCCCGGAGACGGTGAAGCTCCACGAGATGCGCCACACCGCCGGCGACGAAATCTGGCGTGTGACCGGGAACCTCGTGATGGCGAAAGAACTGTTGCGGCATTCGTCGGTGAAGACGACCGAGGACTATTTGCATCCGTCGCGTGAGGATCTTGCGGCGGGGATGCGAGCCGTTGAGGCGTCACTGCAGGAGAGCAACTAGTGCGTTCCGCTTCGCTCAACCACGATAGTTACGGGGTTGAATGCACGGAAACCTGCGAACCCGTGCGTTCCGGGAAAGGCTGGATCTACCTGATCTATGACGGCGGCTGGTCCTACAAGATCGGGTTTGCCCGCAACCCTGAGAAGCGTCTAGCCGAACTTCAAACAGCCCATGCCGAGCAACTCCGGATCGTTGGTGTTCTCGAGGGAACGAAGCGAACCGAGGGCGAGCTCCACGAACTGTTCGCTAGTGATCACGTTCGCGGCGAGTGGTTCACCAAGACCCGCGAGATCCACGGCTACTTCGAGGACCACGGCTTCATCTGTGTCTGTCCTCGCACCCCTGATCCTGAATGCTTCATCCACGGCGATGGGCCGGATTGGGACGAAACGTCAGCGACGGAAGGAAAGGCGTCCTGAGAGTGCTCACCCTCGTTCTCGTCACCCTCCTACTCGCCACAACCGCCGCCGCGGCCAAACACCCCCTGCACAAGTTCCCGAATTGGTGGTACCGCCAAGCGGTTTGCATACATCGTCATGAGAGCGTCGACTGGTTCTATGGCCCCGGCCACACCGGCGGCAGGTCCTGGTCCGGCTACTACGGCGGGTTTCAGTTCCTGCTGTCGACGTGGCAGCGGGCCGGCGGCACCGGTTACCCACATCAGGCTGTTCCGAACGAACAGTATTTTCGGGCGTGGCGGATCTGGCAGATGAACCATGGGTCCTGGCGGGAATGGGGAACGGCGTCAGCCTGTGGTTTGCGGTGATTGGCGCTGTCTTCGCTGGTATGAGGTTTCCCCGCTCAATGCTCGCCAACCCTGCGAGTGAACGGCTGCTTGAGTCTTTGGGTGTCGAGATCGTGTCGGACCGCGATTGCGAGTTGGAGGATTATGCGCGGGCGTGGTTGGCCCAGATGGACGCCACGAACGAGCCTGTGCGTGAGCGTGGCGGTAACCCACCTGGGAGGATCGCGACTGAGGCTGTGCGGCGGGCGTTGGAAAGGCGGGCGGCCTAGTGGCTGAGTCTCGTCAACCCACACCCCGGTATCGCACAATCGTGGCGGACCCGCCCTGGCCGGATGTGAAAGAACGGATTGGAAGCGGCGGACGGCGAGCTAACGCAACAGAGCTTCCCTACACGCGGATGAGCTATGAGCAGATCGCCGCGCTTCCTGTTGCTGACTTCGCTTTCGACCAATGTACGTTGTTCCTTTGGTCGACGCGGCGCACCTTCCGTGAGGGCGAAGCCGCGAAGGTGGCGCGGGCCTGGGGATTCGAGCCTTACGCCGAGATCATTTGGGGGCTACGCAACCCCGGCACAGGGTCAGCGTCGTTTGCGAATGACCATGAGCCGATCCTCGTAGCACGGAAAGGACGCCCGCCTCTGGTGTGGACAGGCCCCCCGGTTGGCGTCTGGTTCTGGAAACAGGTCTACGAATACGGCGCGGCAGGGGTCCCTCAGAAGAAGCACAGCGCGAAGCCGCCGGGGTTCCTCGAGCTTGTCGAAGGCCTGAGCCCGAATCCCTACCTAGAGCTTTTCGCAAGGGAGCAACGCCTCGGCTGGGACTCATGGGGCAACGAAGCATTTGGGCATGTGGAGTTGTCGGCCTAGTGGCTGAGTCTCGTCAACCCACAGAAGAAGCCCTGGGCTGGTTGGATGACATCGAAAAGGCGCTCCGAGAGATCTTCACGACAGAGTGGGAAGAGGACGAGGCGTTCGACAACGCGACCCGCAGCTTGGATCTTCTGCGCCCGTTCGTTGTGGCTCAGATAGACGTAGTAGCCGCAGCCAGACATCTTCACGCAGGACTGACGTGCCAGAACGACCCTATGGACGTAGACGAGCGGATTGCGTTACTCGGCGCAGCGTTGATTGCTGGCGGTGTGGCTGCTGTGGTTTCTGGGACACCACCACCGACTCCATTCACCGCAGAAGATGCCCAGCGTCTCGCTAATCATGTGGATTCTCTAGGTGGAACACAGCCACCAGAGGAGCAGAGTTGAAGCCTTGCGCCTACCCTTCACGATGCGGAAGCGATGGCGTGGATTGCTGCTACCTAGATTGCGCCTGGTCTGCTCGGCCATTCTTACGTCCTCACCCGGCACTTGATCTCTTGGAGTACGCCTCTGGCCCGGTGGTCGTTAAGCCTGCACGAGCGAGGCGAGCGTGGCGGCGAACAAAGAATGGCCTTGAACTAGTCAAAAGGTCGGAGGAAAAATGAATTGGACGATCACAGCCTCTACAGCTTTGGGATTTGTCACTGGTCTAACTATTGGCGCACGGGTGATTTTCGGAAAGTGGCCGTGGAAGTGATGCGTGTAGACGATTACGAAGCGTTAAGCGTGAACTACGAATCTCTCAATGATGAGACGGAGCGGTTGAGAGACGTAGTAGACCAACTGGAAGAGGGGCTGCGGCGAATCCGCGACGAGTCGCCGCACATCGAGAACCTCGGTGGCGTCTGCCCGGCCTGTATGGCTGAGGTTGCGTTGGCTGCTGTGGTTTCTGGGACACCACCACCCCTTCGCACACCCCTTCCCAGCGAGCGGCTCCTCGATGAACTAGACCCAGAGGACGAGGGATGAGCGACCTTCGCGAACCGACGTGCGCCGGGTACTGCGGCTCTCTTGGCTGGACGGCGCAGCGTTACGGACGGGTCACTCACAAGCAGTCGTGTCCGCATCGGTGCGAGCCGTGGTGCCAGTCGCATCCGGGGCGTTGCCCTGAGGATTGTGTTCCGGAGGGTTCCGAAGTTGGGACACCACCACCAGAGGAGCAAACGTGAGCGTTTGGGCCGAAGCGTGGCCGTGCTGGAACTGCGGCGAGCCGCGATGGAGACACCGTGACCTCGGGACTCCCGGCGTCAGCGGCTTCCATGCGAACTACTACTGCCCCGAACATGACGGCACCGGATACCGCCCCGCGTCAGTCACGACCGTGCTTTCAAGTTCTTACCCAGGAGTAGTGACGACCGGATTCGCTCCGTGGCGCGTGGGTGCGACACCACCACCAGAGGAGAGACGTTGACGAAACCGCTAGACCCTGACATCAAGGCGCTACGAGCGGTAAGCCGTGCGCTGGCTCAGTTGCCGGACGACGCAGCGGCACAGCGCGTCATCGAATGGACGGTCGCCAGGGCGGCGGGTAAGTCGTGGATCACCTTGCCTCGTCTGCGATGGGTGCTGGGTGGGACACCACCACCAGAGGAGCAGACGTGACCTGCTGGATTGTCTTTGTCGGCCTCGGTTTTGCTTTGGCGGTGTTGATGTGGCCGTGACCGAAATGACTGAGGTGCGCCTCGCCGCTGTGGTCGATCGGTTTGGCAGCCAAGTGAACTGCATGTATTGCGGTCTCCCAGCGGGTCTTGAGCGTCCTGTCCGGTTATGGCGAGGGCTTCCGGCTCATGCACGGTGTCACCGCGAACAGATGCGGATTTTTGGTGGGACACCACCAGAAGGAGATAAATGAGCGAGCCGATCATTCTTTCGTTCGCTAGTACGCATCCGCACCTCACCCATTGCTCTGATTGCGGGCAAGAGTTCGCGGCCCCGGTCAGCGAAGAAACAGCGCTGAAACACTTTCCTTCGCTGGATGTGGCGTCGTATTCGTGTTCGTTTTGTGTGGGTGGGTCAGCCGAGGAGCCACCGGAATGACCCTGATTCCGCCGATCGTTCATGGCGCCTGGGTTCGTCCTGGTGGCGGCACCTTCCCCGATCAGGTGAAAGCCCGTGGTTGGGGTGTCGACCAGTTTTTCTGGGACGCCACCGACCCGGCGACGGATCATCCGAAGCGTTTGGCGGGTGTGCTTGAGGACATGCGCCGCGCCGGCTGGAAGGTGGGGATCACGAGGGACCCTCAGTGGGATGGTTACAGCCACCCGGTTGGCTGGTATGGCGCGAAACTCTCCCAGGACATCACAGATTTGGGGTGTGACGGGAAGCAATGCTCGGCGATCCTGGACGCGGAGATCCATGATTCGGACAGGGTTTTGGCTGAGTTGAAGTCGTTTCGTGCGAAGCGTTCGGGCCGGTTCTTGTATTGGACGATGGAGCCGAAACAGGGCGGGATCATGTCGGACGAGTTGATCGCGTGGATCAACCAGGATCCGTTGACGTGGGTTGTGATCCAGAAGTATCGGGGCCGGATGCAACCTGTGAGTGAACGCGCCGTCATCGACGACCTTCGCGCCCGGGGCCTTCGGGACGACAAGATCCTTGTGTATTACGAGCGGTACGAAGAGGGGTTCGAGGGGATCATTTTCGACATAGCGAACGCGGCATGAGTTACATCACGAGCGTATTGATTCAGGGCGCCCATCAGAAGGACATTGACAAGCTCAACGCTTGGCTTCTAGAGAACGATGAGGCGCGGCAACAGCAGTTTCGGCAGATCAACATGGACGAGGCAGGCGGTACGAAGTATTACGTCGTGGATGTTTGGGCGGCCGCGTTTAACTACATCTCCGGCGACTTGATCTCGATGCTGCGTGACCCGGACACTTGGGAACACGCCTTGCTCTCGGTTGCCGTTGTCATAGATGGCGAGGAGTCAATGGAGGTCTTTTGTTTCGACGGTTCTGAGGCAAATGGTTTCAGTCCTGTCGGTGGTCAAGAGGTCCGTTGGTGATGGTTGAGAAGGACTATCGCTTTGCGGGCGGCGTGAAAGCAGCCCCCCACCAAGCAGGCCTTATTCGGATCATCGTGCGGGAAGCACTTGAGGCGGCGGGGTATGAGTTGACGACGGGGGTGACGACGGTTGAGCGGTCGCATTTGCAGGCGATGGCTATCCCTCCAGGGCCGTTCAACGATTCGCACGGTGTAGCGGAGGCTGAGCATTCGGGGAAGTTGCGGAAAAGGATGGGCAGGGGTCCGCAATCGTGAGCGACCGTGACTGGATGAAAGTCGAGTTCTATGCAGCCCCGAAATCGGGTGAGACGTTCACCAGGGAAACCTTGCTGGAACTATCCGGTCGTTTGATGGAGGCTCTTGACGCCGAGTTCGTGGACGAATTGACCATCACGCGCAAGGACGCCGCATGATCGCCGCCCTGCTTGCCGCCACAATTTTGATTTTGCCGCAGGTGCCGGGTGTATATGTGGGCCCGGGCTGTGCTGGGCACCCGGCGCGGCCACCCTCGAGCTACACCAGCGCGTTGAAGGTGCAGCAGATTCGGGAGCTCGGCTACGAGAACACCGATCCGCGGGCCTACCAGGAAGACCATTTGGTGAGCCTAAGCCTGGGTGGGAATCCGACTTCGCCTCTGAATTTGTGGCCGCAGCCGTGGGATCAGGCGCGTAGGGACGACCGCATCGAATACCAGTTGTATTTGCGGGCCTGCAAAGGGGTTGGAAGGTCGTTGTCGGTTCGGGAGGCTGTGCGGTGGGAGAAGCGATGGAAAAGGCTGCACGGATGAAGCGTCGGGTTAAAGGTTTCTTCGTTGTTTGGCTTCGCGTGTGGGGATCAACTGCCCATTTCGGCGGTCACCATTATCTGCGCCGCGCCCACTGGACGTTCAAGCATTGGAATCGGATGGGCCGCGGCCGGGATTTCGTCAGGTGAGGATCTTGCGTCGACCGCCCCCATCGTCCTATGAGTTCCAGGATCTGGCGAATTACAACGCTGAACGGGCTCGAGGGATACGGCATACGGAGGCATGGCAGGAGAGGATGGCGGAGGAGCAGCGCCGTTTCGATGTGGTGATGCGGGAGCGGGCTATAGCGGAGGGTGCTGTGGTGGTAGAGCGTGGCTAAGAGCTTGAACCAGGCCCGTCGTGAGGCTGCGGAACGCACCCAGGCGAGTATTGCCCGGATGGATTTCGATGAGCCGGAGGACACCCACGCGGCGTTGATGTGGATTGATTACCGGACCTTGCGAGGACTGCCGTGTTTGTCGAAGGGTGTGGGCGGCATTCAGACCGACACCTTCGTCCCCGGCTCGGACCAGCATTTGGACGAGATGGACGCCGCTTGAAATGGTAAAATCCCCTGCAAATAGCCCCCGCGAAGCAGAGACTTCCGGGGGCATGACACAGGAGGATGAGCTCCTATGCGCGAAACACCCTACAACGACGATTCGGGTCTAGTCGAAGAGTACGCAAGCGATTCTCCGGCTTGGGCCGCAGGGTTGTTCGAGGGCGAAGGATTCCTTATTCGACGCCAGATCGGAGGTCGTGTTTACCTCCAGGTTGGTATCGAGATGCGCGATGTGGATGTCCTAGAGAGGTTCGTTGCTGTGCTGCGTGGCGCTGGCATGAAGCGGCCACAGCGTGGTAGTGGGCCGAAGGATGTCGCAAGGATCAACCTCATTCCCCGGCATAAGCGGAATCCTAAGCACAGCGATATCCACCGGTGGGCCACAACTGGCTATACGGCTGAGCAGGCATACGCCATTCTGAGGCCTTGGTTGGGTGTTCGCCGTCGTGAGAAGGGCGATGCGGTCATTCGGGAGGCGATCCTCGCTCGCTCCGATGAGGTTCTGAGCCGTTCATGCGTGATCTGCCACAGAGATTTCGTGCCAGCGGATTACGCCACGACCGCGATCTATTGCTCCCCTAAATGCCGATGGACTGGTGGGAACGCTTCGGACGCTTTGAAGGCGGCTAAGCGGCGTTACTACCTACGGCTCACGAACTCCCGGATTCCTGGCCAGATGGAGTTTTAGGTTGTCATGCCGTCCGGAGCCAAAATCTAGACTGCCCTGCCACCGCTATGCCCAAATACGGGCTGGCGGTTTTCTTTTGCCCTTATGCCGTCGAAAACCCCTGATTTAGTGGTGCAAAGACGCCACAAAGCAGCCATGGACGTGATCGGGGACATCGACCCGAAAGACCGGGCTTTGGTGTTGGGGATGGTGACGGGTTTGGTGCCGGTGTCTTTGGAGTTGTTGCGGCTCGAGGCCGAGGAAGACGCGGCGTGATTCGCCTGTGGCTGAACCAGAGTGTCCCATCAAGCGTGAGGCGAGGGCCGAAGATCGAACGGTGGGCTAACGGGTGGCTCATTGGGTTTCGGCGTCACTTCGTTATCTGGACTCCGAACCGCTAGGAAGGTGACAACGCTGTGAAGACCAACAAGTTCAAAGTGATCCGCGCCGATTCCGAAGTTGTTTACGAAGGCCACGATGCGCCAATCCTGATCTGGCATGACGCTCCCGAACGCATCAGTTACAACGTCCCTGGTCTGCCAGAAGTGCGAGATGGGGACAAAATCACAGAGATACAAGGGCGGACGTGACCTCGACTCCCTGGCTATACGAGGTCGAATCAGTGACGACTCTGCCGGTGCCGGTGGTGTGGAGCGTGATCACCTACCCAGATCCAACCGAACCACCGCCTGCTGAGCCTGACCCGGAGGACCTTGGTGGGGATGGCAGCTAGGAGCCTGGCCTACACAGGCCGGGCGACACCAAGATCCTGATGTTTGGTAGCAACGTCCAACAACCCAAACGCATCAAGCAGAAACCCAAGCCGTGGCGGCATGACTGTGGAAACAAGACCCTGGTACTAGCAGGCCACTGGACCCGATGCCCTAACTGTGGGACACCACGGGACCGCCCGTTCCCTACCACCCGCGGCAACCCCATCACGGTGAAGCGGTGATCCAACGTGCGTGTGCTGTGTGTGGTCGCCCATGCCAAGGCACCCGCTGCCCCATGCACCCTCGCCCCATAGCTAGGCGCAACCAGGCCATGCGTAGACAGGTAGCAGCAAGCACAACCATATGCCCGGTGTGCCATACCACCACCACACCCTCCAACCCCATGACAGCAGACCACATTCTGCCCCAGATCAATGGAGGAATGGACACACCATCCAATCTCCGACCCATGTGCCGCAGTTGCAACAGCCGACGGGGAGGGGTGGGCTCGAGCCGCATGGATAGGCAGGCGTCTCACCCCGCCAAGTTTTCGCGAGAGAAAGTCGTATGGCTGTCATAAGCAAGCCTAAAACCGGGGTTCCGTTCACGTTGGAGCATTTCAAGGGGTGGGCGTGGGATTTGGTTTTGGATACGGATGAGCGGTGGGAGCTCGAGCCGTTCCAGGAGGACTTCGTTCGGGACGTTTTCGGGGGGTTTCGGATCAGTTGGCTGGTGGTTCCGGAGGGGAACGGCAAAACCACGCTTTTGGCCGGCCTTGCTCTGTATCACTGTGAGTTCACGCGGAATGCGTATGTGGCGGTGGCGGCGTCGACTAGGGATCAGGCTGAGTGGATTTACCGGCAGGCCGAAGCGTTCGTCTCGAATTCGGAGCGGGATGGGGAGTTTCGGTGTTTGGAGGGGTATCGGCGGATCCGGTTCGACAGGACCGGGTCTCGGATTCAGGTGTTCGCGGCTGATGACCGGTCTGGGGACGGGGCGATCGCGACCCTTTACATGCTGGATGAGCTCCATCGGCACAAAAACCTGGCTTTGTATCGGACGTGGTCGGGGAAGCTTCGGAAGCGGGACGGGCAGTTGTTGGCGATCTCGACGGCTGGTGAGGTTGGGTCGGAGTTTGAGGAGGAAAGATCCCGGTTCCGGCAGACCGCCGAGACGGTGGAGATCGAAGGGGCTCGTACCAGGGCGGTCAAACCTCACGCGGTTCTGCACGATTGGGCTGTGAGCGAGACAGCCGACATCGAGGATTTGGAGGCGGTGGCGGCGGCTAACCCGTTTTCGGGGATCACTTTGGAGGATTTGGAGCAGAAACGCGAGTTGCCAGGCATGACGCCTTCGCATTGGGCGCGGTTCACGTGTAACCGGGCTTCGAGGTCGGAGTCGGCGGCGATTAACGAGGCGGAATGGCATGGCGCCGCAACCCAGGATCGGATCCCCGAAGGCCAGCAAATCTGGCTCGGTTTGGATTTGGGGTGGGTTTACGACACCACCGCCCTTGTTCCCTTGTGGATCCGTGACCCTGAGTATCGGTTGCTTGGGCCGGCTCGGATTCTCGAGCCGCCGCGGGACGGCAACCAACTAGACGCCCATTTGGTGGAGAAGGCGCTGCTGGAAACCCATGCCCGGAACCCCCTTCATACGGTTGTGATGGACATGACGAACGGCGAGCAGCTGTCCCAGTGGATTCAGGAGGAGATCGGCGCCCGCGTCATCGACCGGAAACAAACCAATTCGCTGGCGGTGCTGGATTACGCGAGGTTCATGGAAGCCCTCCGGGAAGGGTGGCTGCACCACTCCGGCGACCCAGGTTTGACTTCCCACGCCCTGAACGCGATCGCCGTGGTTTTGCCGGGTGGGGACACGAAGTTCTATCGCCCCAAAGACTCCAGGACCGTCAACCAAACCCTCTCCCGCCTCCGGGTGATCGACGCTCTGATCGCCGCCGCGATGGTCCACTCCACCGCCGCCGCCGAGCTCGAGGTAGCGCAACCCATGATGGCATTCGTTTGAGACTCCCGTTCACCAAAACCGAGAAACGCGACGCCCTCAGCTTCCAACAATGGGTCGAGTTCATGTCATACGGCGGGGTCGGCTACGGGATCTCCCCTTCAACGACGTGGGAGGGCGCGAAGCAAGAGGCACCGTCCGAATCGTTTGCCGGGCATATCCAGGGGATCTACAAGGCGAACGGGGTTGTTTTCGCCTGCATGGTCGCCCGGATGCTTTTGTTCTCGGAAGCACGGTTCCAGTTCCGGCAGGTCCGCAACGGCCGTCCCGGTGAGTTGTTCGGCACCGGCGAGCTCCAGATCCTGGAGACACCCTGGGTCAACGGGACGACAGGAGATCTGTTGTCCCGTGTGATCCAGGACGCCGACCTTGCCGGCAACTTCTACGCGTACCGGACCGGGAACACGATCACCCGGATGCAACCCGACTGGGTTTCGATTGTCCTAGGTTCCAACCAGATCCCGGATCATCCCGGCTGGGCCTTGGACGCCAAAGTGGTCGGCTACCAGTACCTCCCCGGCGGGATGAAGTCCGGTGAAGACCCGATCAACCTGTTGCCGGAGCAGGTCGCGCACTTCGCACCCATCCCGGACCCGGCAGCACGGTTCCGCGGGATGTCTTGGTTGACACCTGTGATTCGGGAGGTGATGGGCGACAACGCCGCCACCGACCACAAGATCTCGTACTTCGAACACGGAGCCACCGTCCCCCTCGCAATCAAGTTCGACCCGGCCGTCCAGGTGAGCGCGTTCAAAGAATGGGTCGAAGCGTTCAAAGCAGAACACCAGGGCGTAGCGAACGCCTACAAAACCCTGTTTCTGGGTGGCGGCGCCGACATCACCGCGGTTGGTTCGGACATGAAACAAGTGGATTTCAAGGTGACCCAGGGCGCTGGGGAGACACGCATCGCGATGGCGGCGCGTGTCCCTGCCGTTATTGCTCAGATCAGTGAGGGGTTGCAGGGCTCGAGCCTGAACGAGGGGAATTATCAGGTGGCGATGCGGCAGTTCGCTGATCTAACGATGCGCCCATTATGGAGAAACGTGGCCGCGTCGTTCGCGCCGATCGTTCGTGTCCCGGGTAGCGCTGAGCTTTGGTATGACGACCGCGACATTCCTGCGTTGCATGAGTCCTCGAGGGACGCTGCGGAGATCCAGCAGTTGCAGTCGAACACGATCCACTCGTTGATCGCAGCTGGGTTCGACCCCGACACGGTGATCGACGCTGTAACCGCGGGTGAGTTCAACCGTTTGGCTCACACCGGCATGTTCTCGGTCCAGCTGCAGCCGGCGGGATCTGTGACGGAGGGGAAGGGTTCTTTGGTGGCCGGGGTCCCGGTCGCAACGAACGGAAACACGGGAGGGAACTAATGACCGGTTCGGGAAGACCAGACTCGAAACAGGTGAAGATCCTCGGTAGCGAGGCCAGCAAACAGAACGTGCCGTATTTCAACCA